TTAGTTTCATCATCTAATATTGTAGGCATACCTACAGCCTTATTATGTTTATCTACAAGTGCTTCATAGTTTTCAGGAGGTAAAGGTATTGGTTTGTTTTTGTTGATAGGCGTTACATTATCTTCTGTAGTGTTTGCAAAGTCTCCATCATTATCAGGTATACCTGCATTTAATCCTAGTATTGCTAATAAAGAATATCTGCGACAATAAGTTATAGCACCGCCTTCCTGATGCATAGGGTTGCCTCTACCTCCTGTATTAACAGGTAATAACATTTCAGATGTTATGGATTCACCAGATGTATGTAATAAGTTCGTTATAAGTATATTTTTATTATCTTCTACTTTTGTTGTATGTACTACAGCTAAACCATTAGCAGCTAATGCAGGGTTAACAGTAGAAAGTACTGTAGAAAGATCAGCAAACTTGCCGTACTGTGCAGTATCTTTTTCTTCTATAGTGCCTACCTGTTGTATAAACTTACATAAGGCTTCTGTTATTTCTTTAGTCAAGGTCAGCACCCCATTGAATACCAGATAGTCCTACTGTTGTTGTGTAATAGGTTTTGTATCTTTGTTTTAAATCATAATTTATACAAGCAGCCACAACACTACTGTATTTCATGTTGCCTGTTTCTGTATCTAAAAAGAGGCCAGCATCAATATGCTTAATCATTTAGTAATTATATTTTTCTTAGTATAGCTATGGTTTACCCTTATGGCAATCATGTGTATTTATAATTTGTCTTAATCGTTCATTATCTGCTATAACTTCTGCCAGTAGTTCATAAGGGTCATTTATCCCTACTAACTCTGTTCTAAGAGTTTTTATACGTCTATTATGTTTAGCTAATGTACAAGCCATAGCATTATTAGACTTATGAGCTAACGATAACATATATATAGCGTTTGTGAAGTTTTAATACAATCTATGTAGTGCTTAGTTGTTTTACTGTTCTGCATATGTTCAATTGTTGTACAAACCTATCCATTTTATGTACATCTAATGTCCATTACAAGACCAATTATTGAACAATCATTAATTGACAAAATACAATCTATAAAACCTAGTTACATTACAACAAGAGGCTTTATACATCTTTTATTAGAAGAAGCTATAAATTTTAGAGTTAACAAAAAAGCAAATTTGACAAATAATATAGACTATATATATACAGATAATAAAGATTTAGAAAATAAGAAGTTAGAAGAAAAAGAAGAAAAAGAAAAAATTAATAAAAAAGAAAAACAAGAAAAAATAGTACCTGATGATTTAAAACATTTACAGTTACCTATACTAGATTTTTGGAAGGTTAAAAAAGGTAGTAAATCAATACAAGCGTGGAATCAACAGATAAAAGAATGTAGAAAATTTATAGATAAATATGGTGAAAAAGTGCTTTTAGATCAATTAGACGCCGGTATTCTTGCAGGTAGTTGGAAGGGCTGCACTATTAAAAATTATGAGTCAATACAAAAAATAAATACTAAATTTATAGAAGATGAAAAAGTGCATCCTAATCAAAAGGTTGCAGAATTTGATGAATTTGGGAGGTTAATTTAGTGGAAGCTTTATTTGCAGGTAGTGCTGTTAGAACACTAAGAAAAATGGTCAAAAAAGGCTTAATTACAGAAAAAGATCTAGATACGCCACCTGACGGATATTTTATATCTATGGGTTATGAAAGAGAATTAGGTACAGGTAAATGGATACGAATAAAAAGAACATTAAGAGGTGCTTTGCCTTCTTTGCCAGTTCATAAATTACCAAAATATAGAAATTTACTTACAAATAAAATTACATTTGATCCTGTTATGTATGAAAAACAATAATCAAAAATTAATTGTACAAGATCCTTTTGTAGAGTTTTACCCTGAACCACATAAATATTACGATTTAAAACGTAAATGCTATGTAGCAAGATCAGTAAGCGATGTTATCAAAACAACTGATTACGTTAGTAAAAATATGGAAAAAGCAGCTATGAGAGGTACTAAAATACATGCTGCTGTACAGATATGGTGTGAAACAGGTGATATACCACTATCACTAGCGTATGCAGAAGAATATGCAGAATGGGTAAAACATTTAATAAATTACAGAATGTGGGAAACTTGGAAACCGCTAGTAAATGAACTAAGAATGATTGATAGAAAAAGGGATATAGCAGGTAGCGTAGATACGATACTACAGCATAAAAAAACAGGGATGCTATGTTTAGCAGATTATAAAACTCAAGAAAAATATAGTAAAAAAAATCATAGTTTACAAATAGGTGGTTATGTAAGCCTTTTTTATCAAAATTATCCTAATTTAAGCCTTTTTAGTTGCAGAATTATCTATATAACACCTGATGGTATTAAAACCCAAGAATATAACCCTGCTGAATGTATGTTTGATTATGAACAGGCTAGAAAATTATATTTTGAATCAAATTGACTATTTAAATTTTTCAGGATTAGCTTTTACATAAGATCTAATATTAATAATGTCATTACAGATATAAGCATACTTAGAAAGTGGATTTATCATATAGCCACTAGCATGCATCTGACTACATTTAAGCGCCCTAATAAGCTGCTTATCATGTACTTGCTTATCAAGTTCTTCTATAGCTAATTTAAGCTTAACTTTTGCTAGTTCTTCGCAGGTGTCATTATTATTTCCTAATGGAATCATCCAACTTATCTGTGCGCCCCATCCTTCGTTTATAGAATATGTATCTTCACCCTGCGCATCATTACCTGTATAAAAAGGTGTTATAGACATAGTAGGTTGACTACAAATTAAATTACCGAACTGTAGTTTACCGGTCATCCCATTATTTATATTCATATTCTGGTTAATTATTGATGAGTTTCCAACAGCGTTAGGTTGCGCCTGTACATTAGTATCGCCTTCTGCCTTAACTGGTTTACTGACTGAAAACAGATAAAGAAGTAATAACGCTAGTAGTCGTAATTGCATCATTAAGTGTAATCTTTTCTGTCATTTGGCTTGCAGCCCTAGTAGTTATACTAAGCGACCAATCTTTAGTACTATCTGCAACAGTAAATACTGCATCACCGCCAGCGATACCAGCAGATGCAGCTACAGAAATGTTACTAGCTTCCCAAGTATTTAGGGCTGACCCATATTTTTCAGTGACTACGCTGCGGGTGATCGTCTGCGTAGTATTTTCTACCCTGTTTGAACTGCCTGTTGTCCAACTTGGAGTCCCATTTGCAAAAGCTGAGACAGGTGTAAATAAAAATGCTAATAGTAGAAGTTTTTTCATTTGCTAGTAGTTTTATTATCTTTATTATCTAATATAACTTCTTTTTTATTGTTGCCCTTTTTACCGATAGCCAAGCCAAGACTTGCAGTAGATGCGCTAAAAATACTTGCTATAAAAGTTGGGTCAAAATCTACAATTTTTTTACCATCTTGTGGTTCATAATATGAAAGTGTTAATAATGTTGCACTCCATAAAAGAATAGAAACTTTTACTATATTTTCTAGTTTACTAGGTTCTTGTTCTTCCATATATTAGACATGATATATACTATAAATATATACACAAAATAAAAATAATGGTAGAGGTTATAGCAGCTACATCTGGTGCATTATTAACAGCATGTCTAGTTTCTGTAGGATCAGTTAGCTATAGAGGTAGACAATCTAGAGATGATTTAATTAGAAATACAACAGCTATAGAATTATTAACTACAAAAATAAATGATATGCACGATGATATGAAAGAAGTTTTTCATAGGCTTAAGGAAGTAGAACTTGCTGTTGCAGAAATTAAGCCTAGAAGGTAGGAAAAAGGCTATCTAGCTTTGCAATGGGGATTAGACAGCCTTATAGATGACCATATTAAATTTAACCTCTACAATATGTTTGTAAACCCAAACAATGCTATGTACAAAATTTTAAAACCTATACTGCTACGTTTTCTAACTTCTACAGGTTGTAAAAGGTTAATTGTAGATTTACTTAGATCTATCTGTAAGCAAACAACTAATACATTAGATGATAAGGCTGTAGATCTGCTTGAGCAGCAATTGTTCCCTAAATTAAATTAATTAATAAAAACCCCTAACTAGGGGCTGTAAAATAGTTTGTCGGGAGGTGTACCAAGTCCGATAACTTGCCTTGTCTTTCCTATGAATTGCAATAGGTTTTGTATAACTTTCAAGTTAGAGTATCTCACAAACCTAACTATCAGGCTTCCCGACTATTTTTTTATTTCATAACTTTACTGGTAAATTCATTTCTATTAAGTCATGCGTCTGTAAATATCTTTTATTTAAAGCGCTATCTAAATCTGGTTTTTTACCATCTTTTGCTGAGTTACTAATAGCCTTAAGCAAACAAATTTGAATATCTCTCCATTGAGTAGCAGTTAAATTAATTCTCATGTTTAAAAAGGCAAAGTTGATTGACTGAAAGACTCTTGTTTTTTTGGTAAAGACCAAAGATGCTCTTGTTTACCATACATGCCTTTAATTTTATTATTAGTTTTTATTAGCTTCCCTTCATTACTTAAATTAGTCATAGCTCTTCTAATAGATGTTAAAGGGCATTTAAGATTAGTCATATTTAGTACCATTGAAGGACTAAAAGATAAGTTTGTATATTTACTTTCATAGTAATAAATACATTTCATTATTTTTTCCTCTTGGCTTTTAGCCTTTGCTATTGATACAGCTAATTCACTAGGCTGTTCATTAATTGTGTTAAAAAAAGTCATTTGTTTACCTCCTAATAAATGTCAACTATACATTCTGCTTGTTTTTCTATTGAGTCTAAGATCAATTGAAATTCATATTGAACTTCAGGATTATCTTTAAAACTTTTTATTGTTGCTTTTAAAGACTCATGTACTAATCCATATTCATTATGTGATAGAACAATTCCTACCGCTTTTCTAGCTGCTGATTTAAAACGTGTCATGATAAATAGTCCTGTGCTTTATAAATAAGATCAATAATTCCTTTATTTTTTGGATTATCTTCTTGTAATTTAAAAAGTAAAATATCTATGTCATTTACTAAATCTGCAACATTCTTATCAAAATTTTCTTTAAGAAGTCTTTGTTTTTTTTCTATTAAAGAAACAGCAATAATAAAAAATTGATTTTCATTAAGTTTCATTTGTTTACCTCCTTAGAATACTTACCTTTTTCTATAAGCCAATCAAATTTTTCAATAGACTTTTTGCAGTTTTGACATGCTAGTACTGTCCATGAAAGATGATAAACCCTGCCTATACTTTTGCAGTTAGGGCATTGTATTTTAGCCTCTGCATAGCGTTTACATCTAGAAAAACGTGTAATAGGTACATATGTAGTCACTTGTTTACCTCCTGTTTTTCTGTAATTACATATTTATTTAGAATATACTTTTGATAATCTTTTTTAAATTGAATAATACCTTTACCTTCATCTGATTTATATTCTGTCATTCTTCTGGTTAAACCATACCCATTTTCACATTTTTCTATAGTTTTTCTATCAGGAAAATATATAGGATTAAAATTATTTTTTATAAACCAATCATGTGTGTAAGAAAATAAATCAGTTTTTTCATATATCTGTTGTACAAGTTTTTCTACAAGTGGCTCACTAGGGCAATAACGTGAAATTGTATCAGCTATTTTGTACCATTCTCTAGGAGTAAAACATTCTATTCTCATTAGTTTACCTCCTTAATCTTGTATCTTTTATCCCCTCTTTGTCTAATCAATTCATTTTTTGTTAGTTGATTTATACTTTCATCTTCCATAATGCATTTAAAAATATCAAATGGTATTTCTTTGCCAGATAAATGTTCAACACTTTCTATTTTTACTTTTTTGTATAATTCTTGTTCTGCATAATAACCAAATGAGCAATCATGCAATATTTTAAATGCTGAATTATCTAATTTAGTACAACTTTCTCTAATATAGTTTCTAATAAATTTACCTGTATCTGCTAGTTCTTGTTTGTAATTGTACTGATCAGCATAGCTAAGTTTATTAAAGGTACTACTAGATGTTTTTTCTAAAAGATTTTGTAATCTTTCTATTTGTGCATTAGTAGTTTCTTGTAGCTTCTTAAGTTCGTTTTTAAGATCGCCTATGTTTGTTTGTAAATAGCTCATTTGTTTACCTCCTTACAAGCTAGTTCGTAGTTAGTTAGTTTGTTCTCACATGCTGAGAGAGTCATATCGTATAAGGCTGAATTAAGGGCTGTATAAAACAACCCTGTAGCAGCAAGTATCATTAGAAAATTAGACATTTTTTGTT